TCTTTTGACTGGCGGGGGGTCGGCCGGGGGGTAGGCTGTCCGGCCGGGGGGTTGTCCCGCGCTGCCGGGGGGTTGGGGCATGATGGGCCACAATATGACACTAGGGGCGTGTGTGGGACAGTATAGGACATGAATGCCGCGCGCAGCGCTGTCATATGGAGTACTCTAGAACGCCGTAGGCTCCGCCAGTGTCGGCTCGTGTGACATAGGGGCATCCTGGCTGGCCCCGGAGGGGGGCGGAGTCTCATACTCGCCTAGACCAACTTTTCCAGCTAAACCCAAAACCCGGCACTGAATCTAGCTTTGGGTCCCCTTTAGGTTCCATACCCTATGGGATGCCCCCCTTTGTCCAGACCTATCACACTATAACACCTCAACCCCTACATATGGGACCCCCTTGACATTTGGCCACAAGATGTGGTAGTCTTCTTTTCGTGGCTGACAACCATCTGAGAGTCCAAAACCCGGCAAGCAAACCCCCCAACGAGAACTATGAAAGACGAACTAACCAAATTTTTTCAAGCCCAAATTAACCGAATCCTCACGAAGCCCCAGGGGCACGCGAGCGGACCCCGCAAGCCTAGTCTTAGCCAGTACGAAACGGGAACGAAGAAGTGACTGAACTCACATCCGTAGACTCCTACATGCAGCATACCGAAACCTATGGGGACCTTAAGGTTTTCTGTATTCTTGGTATCCCAGACTTAAACCCCAGACTTTTGCTCGGCCAAAACGTGGCGCTGGATGGGATCCCATACTACGTAGCAGGGGTTGATACATATACACTTCCAGACGCTACGGGGACAAACTTTGGGCTCATGGTGAGGCCAATAAGTGAGTAAGGACTATTTTCCAAAAGTTAGGGAAGCTAGGGCTAAGCTCCTAGAGCAGGCAGATAAACTCATAGCGAAGTATTGGGATCTAATCAACGCAGCCGAAGAGGCTGGCCAATTCGACGTAGCTATGAAACATGTCCAGTGGCTCATAGAGCACACTAGGGACGATGATGGCAAGACCATCGTAAGCTCAAGCGTAGACAAAGAAGAGGGCGACGGCCGCAAAGGCAAGTCAGGCCCAACCATTAACCTAGGATTTGCCATTGGTGGCATCCCAGGAACGAATCGAATAGCAGAGCTTAATCCCGTAGTCATCGACGTTAAGGATGAACCATTTGAATCTAGCGAATAACCCCGTCCCGGAAGACATGTTAGCTCTTCCCGAAGGGTTCGAAGGCCTCTCAATAACCAGGGCTGACGGAACCCAAACGGTTCTCTACACCCCCACCCCAAAACAACTTATCTACCATACGGTTACGTACCCCAACGTTTTATTCTATGGGGGCCGTGGATCTGGTAAATCTATGTGTGGTCGCTGGGATGCCCATATCAGGGCTCTCGCCCATCCAGGCTTCACATACTGCATCCTCAGAAGGACTTTCCCTGAGCTCCAGAGATCCCACCTTGTCCATATTGACAGGGAAATGAAGCAACTAGGTGGACATTTCCATCACCAGAACAAAATCGCATACTACCCGAACGGATCTCAAGGATTCTTCTCCCAATGCCAGAGCGAGGAGGATGTTCTTAAGCTCCTCTCGGCGGAGTTCGCTCTCATGGTGTTCGATGAACTTTCCACTTTCGAATGGGAGATGTTTACGAAGCTTAGTGCGAGCGTCAGAGTCCCGGTAAATTCTGGACTAACTGCTATGGTAAGAGGTTTAACCAATCCATTAGGACCTAGTGCAGGGAAAATCATCGAGTATTTCGTAGACAAAACTGTAGACGTTGATGAGGACCCAGATTATAACCCCAACGATTGGTATGCTATTAAGGCAAACCTAGAGGATAACCCCCACCTAGACGAGAAACAGTATAGGAAGCGCTTTTCTGGACTCCCTGCGCATGTCCGAAAGGCGTGGGTAGATGGTGAGTTTGTTCTAGAGAATGCCCTTTTCGACTTCAGGCCCATCCGAGACGGGAAACCTTATCATGTAACCCATGATATTGACCTAGCTACCATACTAAAGAACGCTAGAGTCTACAGGGCCATAGATGTTGGGTGGTTCCCAGACCCCACAGTAGTACTCTGGATAGCCCACTTAGGCAATCGACACATTGTTTTCAACGAGAAAATTTGGTACAAAACCACAGCCCCAGATATTGCAGCAGATATCAAGGAAGAGGACGCTAGGCTCGGCGTGTCCAGGGTCGTCATGACCTATTGTGATCCAACTATGGACATCAACACGACCGCAGATGTTCGAACGATTATGGAAATCTTCGAAGCCAATGGGGTCCCTATGGAGAAGTCCATAAACAATAGGGAAATGTTTGCTTTGACCATGCATGAGTTCCTAAATCAAGAGGCTTACGAGAACACCCCAAGACTACAGTTTTACACTTATGGTGGCAGAGGATGTCCTTACCTAGTGAAGACCATCCCTCAAATGAGGTTTGACGACAAGCATCCTAAGGCTATGGCAGACCACAAAGAAGACCACGCTGTCGTGGCGTGTTGCTATTACCTCATGAGCCACGCAAGCGATACGAGTATGAACCCATCAAGCGGGGGAACAACGTCCCGAAGATGGATGAAACCCAAGGGCATCGAACTTTGGCGCCTAGGTAGCGAATCAATCAAGGATAGAAACTAATGAACTTAGAAGACACTGGCTCGACCTCACTAGAGGTTCTAGACGAGCAGAACGCCGACTTGGGCACTCCGCAGGAAGAGGACCCCAACAAGAAGGTCCACGACGACTTCAGGACTCGAATTGAGGCCTGCAAAAATTATCGGAAGAAGCTCATCCCAACATGGGTAGCGAACATAGACTATCGAAGGGGTAAGCCTTTCACATCGCAGACCGATGAGGATAGAGTTGCTGTCAACATGGACTGGTCTCTAACAAAGACCAAGCACGCTGATTTGTTCAGCCAAATCCCTCAGGTTAGAATCAACCATTCACCCCAGAGCGTACAGGCTGGTCCGTGGCTTCATGCTTTCGAACAGAAAATCAACGATTCCTTAATTTCTAGTGGTATTGAGGCTGCTATGGATGAATGCCTCCCAGACGTTATTAACGCGGCTGGAATTGCTGGAGTTATCATCCTTCATGAGTCACTCACAGAGGATAAAGAAGTCCCATCCATTGATTTCGCGACTCTTCCCCCAGAGATAGCGGCTCAGGTTCAAAGCTCTGGCATGATGCCTGATGGCTCTCCTGTTCCTACGGAGGTTGTGCCACAAATTCTAGACCATAGATACGCCATTACTAGGTTAAGTCCGTCTGACTTGCTCTGGCCTATCAGCTTTACGGGGTCAGATTTCGATAATGCTCCTTGGGTTGGCCGAAGTGGCAGACTTTCGTGGGCACAGGCCATACAATGCTTCGGAAAAACAGACCAACGTCCTAATGGACTAGTCGAAAGCGACAAGGAAAAGCTAGGAGAGGAGAGAACCTCCCTAGATAGGCTAACTCATGATGTGGATAAGGATAAAATCGCTGCTGATGATGAAGTTGGTTTCGATGAAGTCTTCTACAAGGAGTTCCACTTCAATCCAGAAGCTAAGTCCTTCTCAACAATCCATCACTTAGTCTTCATTAATGGGAAGGAAATCCCAATCATTGATGAGCCTTGGAAAGGACAGGAGGCAGACAAGGAAGATGGACTCCTAATTGGGAGTATGAAGTACCCAATTCGACTTCTGACCCTGAACTACATTAGTGATGAAGCCATCCCGCCCAGTGACACAGCCATTGGAAGGGCTCAGGTTAATGAACTAGCTAAGGGCCGCAGTCAGATGATTCTCCAGAGGGAACGCTCCCTACCTGTGAGATGGGTCAACATCAACGGAGTAGATCCTACTGTTACCCAGTCCCTTATGAGGGGTACGTGGAATGGAATGATTCCCGTCCAAAGCGACGGTACCCGCCTAATTGGAGAAGTTGCTCGGGCAACGATGCCTCAAGAGAACTTTCTCTTCGACAGAATCATCAAGGCAGACCTTAATGAGCTATGGAACCTAGGGCCTAACCAGCAGGGTGAAGGCACAGGAATCGAAACCGCTGCCGAAGCTAACGCAGTTCAGCTAAATTACCAGACTAGACTCGGACGAGAGCGGGCCAAGGTTGCTAAGTTCTTTGTTAGCATTGCCGAAGTTCTCGGTGGGCTTGTTTCTCTCTACGAACAGCCCGAAGAGTTTGGAGAGGGATTCAACAAGACCATAACCAGGACTCTAAATTATTCCATCCTAGCTGACTCTACAGTTCTCGTAGACGCAAAGCAGAGGATGAAGCAAATCGTAGACTTCGTGAACTTTACTGCGAAGTCTGGATTTCTAAATCTAGAGCCAATCCTGAAGGAACTTGCGACTTTGAGTGGATTCGACGCAAACCTCGTGATTCAGCCTCCACCACCCAAACCACCGGCTGAGCCAAACATTAGCTTGAGACTTACGGGAGTTGAAGACCTATCTTCACCGATGAGTCTAGCAATGCTCATCAAGAGTGGTCAGGCACCATCACCGGAAGAAATCTCAAAGGCAAAGCAGCTTATCGCACAAGCATCCATGCCGCCGCCTAACGCTCCTCCAACCTATCCTGGACTCAATCCTGGACTTATGGGAGCAACCGACCCGAACTTTAAGGATGGGGACGGTGGAACGGACGGAGATGGAAACCCACTTCCTGCAGAACATCCACCAGAAATTGTGGCAGGACCTCTACATGGGAAAGTCCCAGTAGACCCAGGTTCAATCCCACAACCTGCCCCTCCGCAGCCTGGACAGGCTCATCCAGAATGGGCACTTATGGATAGAATCAACAAGAGAGAAGAAGAAGGCCAGGGTGGAGGCTAAAATATTGAAGCTACAAAAAAGAACGGCCCCAAGTAAACATCCAACAATGTTAGACATTGCTTGGGCTGCTGGAATATGGGAAGGAGAAGGAATTATTTGGCCGTCAAGAAAATCCAGGCCTTCACTTTCAATAAATGTTTCACAGAAAGATGTTTATATTCTACACAATCTCAGAGATTTGTTCGGTGGAGGTGTTCAATTAAGAAAACTACATTGGAAAAATCCTTGTAATCATTGGGTTATAAGTGGGCCAAGAGCATTAGGTTTTATCTACAGTATTTTTTCATTTTTATCACCAAGGCGTAGAAAACAGATAAGAACAGTATTGGAAAAGGTAGGGTAGTTCTATTCCAATGTATAACCTAACATGTGAAGCAGGACATGAGCAGATTGACGTTCTCTTAAAGATGGGGGAACGTCCACCCTGTCCAACGTGTGGAGCTCCTACTGAGACCCTATGGACAGCAAGCTCAAACATTATCGCAGACGACATCCCTGGGGGGCTTGAGGTCCGCCATGGCCTTTGTAACGATGATGGGACCCCTCGAAAATACTATTCGAAGTCCGAAATCTACAGGGAAGCCAAAAAGAAGGGCCTCTCAGTCGGGACAGACGTTCCCTTCAAGGACCCAACAAAGAAAACCCTTTACTTTACTTAAGATGCCATACAAAAACCCTGCAAGACATAGGGCATACTGGAGACATTACAAGAAGTTCCGGCCTAATAGAAGGTATTGGAAGAAGGGCGTAACCAACAAGTGGAGGCTAGCCTACGGGATTAGCCCCCTAATCGGAATGGGGCGCGAATCCTGCGCGATAGTCGTCAGAACCATCTTTGATGTCGTCATAGCAGCCCTAAAGCGGGGCGAAAACGTCAAGATTGATGGATTCGGAACCTTCGAGCCCATTGACAAGAAGGCTCGACGTTACTCTTGGGGTATAACCATTCCAGCCCACACAACAGTTAAATTCACCCCCCACAAGGACTTAAAGAACATTCCGTATGATAATCCAGGACCCGACACCGAGAACCAAGAAGGTTGACGATTACGACTTCTTGTTCGATTCAGGCTTTCTCCTACCACTTACCGTAGACCCATCCCTAGGGGATACCATTGAATTCAGTGATGTAGGGGTAAAGATTAACCTAGTCGGAAAGCCAAGCACGACAGACCCCGACCAGTTCACCCCACCAGAAGACCATACTATTTTTACCCGACATCTCTGTGCAGTGACACATAGGGTCAGAGAGGCTCCTGTCGTTACCAAGGAGCAAAAAACCGAGTGGGTCCGAACCATCCAAGAAATCTCAAAATCAGTCCACTGATGCAGGCTCCCTAGCTCTCTACGCGAAGGGGGACATGACCTCTAAAGGTCTGTCCCACGTAGCATACGACTGATGTGATGCGTATCAATATATAAGGCAATCGCATCGCATCACCCACAAGTTGTTGATTCTAAAGGGTTTATAAAATAGCCCTACTGATGCGCATCACCCGCGCATCACATCGCATCATCCCCTAAACCAAGGAAAATATGAATACAGATCTTACAGATATCGTTACAGAGTCCCTAGAAGACGCCGCAATGCCCCAGGAAGAGGCCGTCGAGACCTCCGAAGGGTCCACTACAGACGAAGCCGTTGAAACCTCTCCTGAAGCCTCCAGCGAGGCTACAGAGGCATCTGGGGACACAGGCGAAGTTGCCAGCCCAGCCAATCGAGCAGCTAAAACCCCAGACGAGTTCGAGAAGAAGTTCGGAGTCTCCTCCCAGTCCGTCACAGGCCGGGAAAACCGCATCCCCTACTCCAGGGTAAAGGCCATCGTAGGCAAGCGGGAAAAGGAACTTCAGACCCAGTACGAGAACGAATACAAGCCCAAGCTTACAGAGTTCGAGATCAAAATCAAGGGCTATGAGGAAACCCTCCAGAGGGTAGGTGAGTTCGAGAACGTCCTCATGAACGAGCCGGAGAAGATGTTTGAGATTCTCCAGCGCATCCCGGCTTACGCGAAATACTTCCAGACCCATTCCCAGGAACAACCTGCAGCACAAGCAGCAGCCAACCCTGAGGATGCTTTCCCAGAACCAAAAGATAAGTATGGCGATGGCGTAAACTACAATATGGACGGGGTTAAGGCCCTTCTAGATTGGAATGCCAGACAGGTCGAGTCTAAGGTTTCAAAGCAGTACGATGACAAGTTCCAGCAGTTCCAGCAAAAGTACAGTCCAATCGAAGAGGAGTGGAAAGCACAGCAGTATATGGCTCAGCTAGCTCCCAAAATTAACGAGCAGATTACTGAAGCACGGACTTGGCCCCTCTTTACAGACAATGAGGCCGAAATCGTCAAAGCCCTCGAAGCCGATCGAGCCCTAAGTCTAGATGGGGCATACAGAAAGGTAGTTTTCCCGAAGATTCAGGCAGACCGAGATTCCATTCGCCAGTCAGTCATTAAGGACCTCCAGAACGCCCCGGCAGCTACAGCAGCCCCAGCCCGTTCAGCGAAGTCAGTAGTGCAGCGTGGGACCGGCCCTCGTAGCCTTGAGTCAGTCGTTTCAGATGCAATTAGGGACATTAAGAGGTAATGTCCATGTGGGTCAGTGGTGTAACGGGAGCACAGTTGGTTTGCATCCATCGAGTGGGGTTCGACTCCCCCTGTATCCACCAATTTAGTAAGTAAACCACAAGATGTTGGGGGTCTTGACATTTGACCCCTACTTATGGTAGACTCTTTGATGCTGGGGCTTTCCCTCCTAGTGCGCCCCTAACTGACCTCCTTCCTGTCAGCACTCCAGGGGCACGCGAACCATACCAGGTTCCAGCAAATGTTCCCGAGTAGCTCAGTAACAGAGCGTTCGTTCGCCGTAAGGTGTTTCGAGAGGTCGGTGGTGTAAGTCCATCCTCGGGAGCCAATTTTTTGTGGTCCGTTGCCCTTAGGGGTAATTGAGGCCTTTCGAGTCTGGCACTACTCGTGAAAACCAAGTGCTACATTTTCTATCCCTCCGAACGTTGGGTTAAAAAGTTCATTCGAGCGCTCACTCGTCAAATGAGTATTCCACTTCCGAACAATTTAACTCTCTCAGAAGGATAATATCCCTATGGCCCTATCAATCGAACAGATTGTAGCATATTCGTACGAGGCAGTCCTCGCCGAGATGCGTAAAGGCACCAACCAGTGGGTCGAAAATGCGGCCCTGCGTGAGCTCCAGAAGGGCGGCTTTATTAAGCACGTCTCTCTAGGTCCCACAATTGAGTGCCCCCTAGACTACAGACCGAATCCTGACGCAGGCATCCTTGTCACAGACATGGACTCAGCGCCACTAACCAAGACAGAAATCGGTACGGCAGCAAGCTACGAAATTGCACAGCTTTCCGTTCCGGTCACTTGGTCAAAGGGTGACGACGCAAAGAACCCAGAGGAAAACCAGAAGGTTAACCTCGCCACTCAGATTCTTGAGAACGGTATTAATACCCACGACGACATCATCGAGCGTAACATTTTCGTTACCTCAACTGCTGGCGGTGTGGAGCTAAACGGGCTAGACGTTCTAGTTCCGGATTCTGGTCAGGGAACCCCTGGCGGTATTTCTGCAGTTACCGAGACTTGGTGGAGAAACTTTGCTGACACCTATACCGACGTAACCGACATCGAAGCAACCATGACGGCTGCTTACAATGCGGCTATGAAGGGCTCAGGTTCAGAGCAGACTCCCAAGATTCTACTTGGTGGTTCAGATCCTCATGCACTCTACGAGTCGCAGCTCCAGCAGCTACAGCGCTTCGTGGATACCAACGAGGCAGACGGCGGATTCAAGGTCCTCGCATTCAAGACCGCACGATTCGTTTTCAGCCAGTATGGTGATGACCATGTGTACTTCCTAAATCCCAAGAGCTACAACCTAGTAGTCTCGAAGCAGTACTTCCGGGATAAGGGCAATACCCAGGAAATCAACGACGCAAACGCATTTAGATTTTTCATCTACAGTGCGCTTCAGGCAATCACAAACAACAAGTCGCGTCTAGCAGTTATCTCGCTAGCGTAACAAATTAAGGGAGAGTTAGTTTACTAGCTCTCCTTTTTTCTAGGCTCTGGTGCGCTCCAGCTAGTCTAGGAATTTTCGCAATGAGCGCTGGAACAAGGAGCCAGTCATGGCAAAATCAAAATCAGTCCCAGAAATCTCAGAAGTTCCGACTAGTTCGGAGCTCACCAAAGCTTTCGTAGAAGCCATCGAGCTCACGCGGCCCGTAGCTAAGAAAACTATTGCGACCAGAAAGAAAAACACTCCCTGGACGCCAAAGGATGGTTCTCCTAGACTAAAGCTAAAGAGAAAGATGTACCATCACGACCTCCTGATTGACTCCGAGCGGGTCAGCAACGAGGAAATTGATCTTCTAAACAAAATCAAGCCTGGTGTTTACTGCGACGGATGGGTAAGGGTGATTCGGAGAAAGGACCGGGGAATCAACATTGATTACTCAGTCAAGACTAGCCACAAGCTAAAGCTTGTGACCGAATTCAACATTACGAGTTTCTCGGGTTTGCTTCAGAGATGTATCGAAGAGGCAAAAAATCCACAGAAGCTTGAAGCTGAAGAAGTAGAAGACTAAACACTATGGCCTTAACCGGCCGCTGGTTCATCTTAGCCAGCAAAAACAAAGGGGATTCTCATGAGTTCATTCACAGACATTCATTCTAGCAAGCGCTTCCCACTTGGTAAGCGGATTCGCAAGGACGGCGCAGAGTATATTTACGCAAAGGGTGTTGCATCCCTAGCGGCAGGTTCGTGGGTCACAGTCGATGAAGTTGGCGTCACTGCCCTTCTAGACACAGACTCTTCGAGCAAGGGCCGCGTTGCAGTTTCGATGTCCGCAAATACATCCAGCACAGCATTTAGCTGGTTCCAGGTTTACGGCTACGTTCCTGCAGCTCTATGCCTTGCCTCTTTCCTTGACAACGGCTCAGTTTTCATGACCTCTACTGGAGGTTCAGTTGACGACTCAGGTGCCGGTGCGGAAGTATTCGTTTACGGCGCGACGGGTCGTTCGGCCCGAGACACAACCACAGGTATGGCAGCTTTCGAGCTCAATTATCCGTGGGTTGGCGCTGAAGCACTAGACTAACCTAAATTAGGGGAAGAGCTTAGGCCCTTCCCCTTTTTTGTCGGCCTCTAACCGTTTTCGTATTTGTCAGAGAGGAAAATTATGATTTTTAGCAACATTTGGGCGGATAGTATCGTTAGAAAATACACTTCCGCAACAGCGATTAAGGGATATGCCAACGCCGCAGGGATTGGCACGAAGGACGGAAACTTTCTTTACAGTGCCGTAACTGGCGGAAACGCAGGCGCTTCTAACGTCGGCGCAAAGAATGGTTCAACCGTTTCAGTTGTTGAGTATGGTTTCGGTGGATTCCTCCACAAGACTGTTCTTACCCTAACAGCAACGCCAATCGCTATCGCAGACGCGACTGCAGGTGGTGGAGTTAAGCTCTACACCTTCCCAGACGGCGGAATCACCATCATGGGTGGCTCCTTCAGCGTGGCACCAACAACGACTTCAACCATTGCCTCGACCCTAAAGTCGGGCGTGACCATTGAAATGGGTGTTGGAACCGCTTCGGCGGGGGCAGGCGCACTAACCACGACTGAGGAAGACCTCATTCTTGGTGCAACTGGCCCAACGAGCACAGTCATTAACGTCGCAGCAGCAGCAATTGTGAGCGCGGGTGGGACCGTGGCAATTCTTGACGGCAGTGGCACAGCCAAGACAGCGAACCTCAACATCGGTGTCGTAACCGCCACTGATATTGACGCAGACGCGACTGCAACCCTAACGGGCACAGTGACGCTTCTGTGGGCATTCAACGGTGACGTGTAAGGTTTGAACCAATCTGACGTAAACCCACGTAAGGGGAGATTATCATTCGATGGTCTCCCCTTTTCGTTTTTAGGGACCAATTAAATGGCGGATAATACAACTCTTCCTGCAACAGGAACCGGAACAGCAGATATCGTAGTCGCGACCGATAAAGTCGGTGGCGTAGATTATCAGCGTGTCAAGCTTGTTTGGGGTGCAGACGGCACTGTCAACGATGCAGACACAGCCTCTGGGAAAGGTGTGCCTGTTCAGGCTGGAGATAACCTCAACACATCTGCCCTCGCCCTAGAATCTGGCGGAAACCTTGCCGCTTCAGCAACATCTCTAGCAGCAATTGATGATTGGGACGAATCAGACCGGGCAAAAGTCAACCTAATTGTTGGCCAAGCAGGTGTTCAGGGCGGTTCTGGCGCAGTAAGTGCCACAACTCAACGAGTTGTTCTAGCCACTGACGTAGCTCTCCCATCAGGAACAAACGCTATCGGTAAGCTCGCTGCAAACAGCGGTGTAGATATTGGTGACGTTGACGTTACAAGCCTTCCGGCTCTCCCAACTGGTGCTAACACCATTGGCTCTGTCAAGCTCACTGATGGAACTGACGTAGCTGACGTTCTAGACCTAACAAATTCTAACCCCGTAGCTGTCGCTATCGTTGACGGTTCAGGTGACCAAATCACCTCTTTCGGGGGAGGCACTCAGTATACAGAGGATGCCGTAGCTCCTGGCGACCCCGTTGGGACCGCCCTAGTGGTAACTCGCGACGACCAACTCTCCACAGTCACAGAGGCTGAAGGCGACTGGAGTCGAGCACGAGGAACTTCAAAGGGTGCCCTTTGGGTAGCCATTGCAGACTCCTCCGGTGACCCTATCACCTCTTTTGGTGGTGGAACACAATACACTGAAGACGCAGCAGCCGCAGCTAACCCTGTTGGTTCTGCCCTTAACCTAGTCCGTGACGACGCTCGTGTTGGGAGTTTAACCAACACCGATGGCGATAACGTTGCAGCTCGCGGCACAAATGCTGGTGAGCTTTACGT